ATGAAAGCGAAATTGACCCTCTCCCTGCTTGGCGGCCTGGAGACAACCGGCAGCACCTACGAAGTCCACGATACCACCGTCAGCGGCTTGTTTGTCCGTGTCACGGCAGCGGGCCACAAGAGCTATGTCGTTCGCTGGGCCAGGGGCAAGAAGAAGACCCTGGGCCGTGTAGGCGTGCTGACGCTCGATAGAGCGCGCAAGGAGGCGCTGCAGTACCTTGCCGAGGCTCATGAGCATGGCGAGCCGCTGGCAGTGTCCCAGGCCCGCGCTGGCGCGAGCATGCCAACCCTGGAAGCTTTCCTGGTGGAGCAATTCGAGCCCTGGGCCAGGGTTCACCACCGCGACCATGTGAACAGCGTGCGTGCCATCCGGTCGGCCTTCGCCGATCTACTTCCCCTCAAGCTTGAAGAGATCGACCACCGCCGTGTCGAGCGCCTGCGCGTGTCCTGGGTGGACGGGGGAAACACGCCCGCGACAGCCAATCGGAATATCCAGCGCATCAAGGGGCTGCTGAGCCGGGCTGTCGAGTGGGGCGTTTTGCCTGAGCACCCGTTGGCCAAGTTGCGCCGCCTCAAGACCGACCGAAAGGGCCGTATCCGCTTCCTGACGACCGAGGAACTGGCCGATCTGCGCCAGGCCATGGATACGCGGGATGAGGGCATCAGGGCCGAGCGCGATAGTGCGAACATGTGGCGCAAAGAACGCAATAAGGAATTGATGCAAGACCTGCGCGAGGTAACTTTCGCGGATCACTTGAAACCCCTAGTTTTGCTCAGCATCAATACCGGCATGCGCCGTGGCGAGGTATTCAACCTGCAATGGGCTGATATCAACTTCAAGGGGAAGGTGCTGACCGTAGAGGGCGAAACTTCTAAGTCTGGACAGACGCGCCATATACCCTTGAACAAGGAAGCACTTGAAGTATTACAGTGCTGGCGCGATCAACATACCCGAAAAGCCGGGTATGTATTCCCAGGCAAAGAAGGTGGGCGCTTGGACAATGTGAAAAAGAGCTGGGATGGCCTGTTGAAGCTTGCGAAGATCGACGGCTTTCGGTGGCACGATCTGCGCCACACCTTCGCTTCAAAGCTGGTCATGGCTGGCGTGCCGCTCAACACCGTTCGGGAGCTGCTGGGTCACTCAGACATAGCCATGACGCTGCGTTACGCGCACCTCGCGCCAGACAGCAAAGCTGCCGCCGTCGAACTAATTTGACTTGTTGTTTTTTATCATTGTTTTAAAGCTGTGATAATTAACGTCCAGGCTTTTATTTCTCTGAATGAATTTCACGTATTCATTCAGGGTGCTCCATTCCTCCCGAACCAGTTCTAAGTCGATACTTATGTTGTCTGGCATATAGTTTACTTTCGAGCGATTAACTTTCAAATCACCGAATAGCTTGAATTCGCCCTTGAAGTAGTCATCATTCGAAACCAAAGTCGCCACATCTACCGTCTCAAGCTCCGCATATTTAAATCCTAGCCCGCCAACTCTTAACTTATAAACAACCTCATCCTCTGACCATATTTTTTCCATTAACAAGATGAAGGAGGTTTTGTCGTCTGGATTATCTCCAAACGGATCATCAACGACTGTCGTGCTGAGCACACCCTGTATGCCGTATTCCAGCAACGCCACGATTTTCTCGTTCTGGGTGGTCGCTGCGAGCTCGAGCCCGGCTTTCAGAAACGGGTCAATCCGAGCGGAGAGGACAGCTTTTTTTGATCGGTTTGCCATTCATCGCTCCCAGGAATAGCTTACAACGCGATGGCTTGCATCGCGTGTTACTTACAAATATAGTGTTTACACCGTCCAGTATCGTCCGGACGTTAGGTTTACACAACTGGAGCTTTATACAGATGACCCAAACCCCGCAGTTGCAACCCCTTGCCCTCGGCATTGACGACGCTGCCCGCGTGATCGGCGTGGCCCGCTCGATGCTTTACGAGATCGTCGCCCGTGGCGAACTACCCAGCTTCAAGATCGGTCGTCGCCGCATGATCTTGGCCAAGGAACTAGAGACGTACATCAATCGCGTGGCTGTGGAGAACGCCCGATGACCATCCGCATCATCGGCAGTGCCCAGAAAGTCCTGGGCACGCTTCACCTCCCGGCCAGCACCCGCCTGGTCGATCTGGAAACCCTGCGCCAGCTTGGCGCCCAACGTGTAGAGGTAGTTACCGCATGAACCGTCAGATAGCAGAGGACAATGCCGAGCTGATGCTGCAGGCCGGTATCTTCGCCAAGGTCATCACCGATCTGATCCAAGACAACGTGGCTGCGCAGCACGCCGAAGAGCCTGAGTTCTTGAACGAGTACCGCATCGACGGCCTGATGATGGGCTTGAAGATCGTCGCGCAAGAGCTGTGCGCTCGCAGCGAGTGGATCACGGAAAGGATCGAGGAGGAAGAGAAGGAGGCCCAAGCGGCGTTGCAGCGCCGCAAGGGTCAAGACATGGCACGGGAATGCAATATCGGGGGCAAGTCTGGCACGCGCAGCGCAGCCTGACAACCCACCGCCCCCCCTGCAGGGGGTCGATTCCAGATCGACCCCTTTGCGCCTGATTGTGAGTTCCTGAATGGAATGCCTAGCCGCAAAACTACTTCGCCGTGGAGACATGGTGAGCATTGAGCGTGGGCAGCTCGTCATTCAACCGGCGAGCGGCAAGCCCGTGCCGCCTGAGTGGATCGCCGCCAATAGGGCCGGGCTGTGTCGCGAGGCCCTGATGGCGGTGGGCATGGATGCGTTTGAGTACACAGACTATTCGACAGGGCACTACGGCAAAACCCGCAGTGCTGGCGTCACGCTTCGGTTCGTGTCGGTGGTGTCTGGGCAATCTGCCTATGCGGTGTTCAACGCCGATCTGACGCGTCAGCGCAACACTGCCAGCGCCAAGGCTGGCACGCCCCTACCCAAGGGACAGTTCCGCATCGGTAAGCGCAGCCATTTCTACAGGTTCTGGCTGGGTACCGGCCTGCCTTTCCCGCGGCGGTTGGCGGCTATGCACGATTACATGGGGAAGCTTCGCGGCATCTTGTTCACCGGGGCGCTGACTGGCGACCGCATAGACGCTGGCAGCCTGGCGCCTGTCGGTCTAACCGTGGGGCAATTCAGGGAGGCCATTTTGCCGGACAACTTCCGGACAAAATCCGGACAACTCCCGGACAATTCCCGGACAAGAGTGCCGGACAAGGAATCCGCTCCAGCCCAGGAACCATGCGGCTTACAGCGAAATCAAACTACGTGCGTTTCAAACCACGAAAGCAAGTTAACAAGAAGGTGCGAATACAAGACCCCATCCAATACCCCAATCCCTACACATAGACCACCACAAGAGCAAACCATGGACGAATGGCTCGATGCCTACAGCTCGACCTGATCCACCACTTCAAACGAAACCGGGGGTTTCCAAGTGAGCACATCGAAACACGGGGTTTCAGACTACGAGCGATCCCGCATCATCGAACTGCGCCGCCGCCACTCATTCCGGGAGGTGGCGCAGATGACTGGTGTGCCGCTCGGTACCGTGAAGACCATTGTCAGCCGCTCGGGTGCGTTTCGTGACAACCCTGTGCAGCGGGCCTTGTTCACCCTGCCGCCGATGCAGGTCACTGCTGGAACATCCCCGGCAGTTCAGGAGCTACCGCAACAGCAGGCCGTGACAGGCGACCGTGACGTGGACGCCCTGCTGTGGCTGCGCGAGGTGGTCAGCACTGGGCACCCGGCGCACATCGACGCCGCCATGGAGGCAGCCAAGCGCATCAAGACGCCATTCAAGGAGCTGGAGTTGCGGTACCGGTCCTGGCTCCAGGCCAAGCACCCTAACAACATGTTTGCGGCCTTGTCGTCGTTCGACCTGGGCAACCTTGAGAGCTTGGCCAAGTCGTCGGTGCAGAAGCTGGCGCGGCAGACTGAGGCGCGTGCGCGGTTTGGCGACCGGATATTCAGCCTGACCGATGCAGAGCTGTTCTGCGAATCGGCGCTCGATGGCTTGGCACTCGGTGACGGCTTCGACCTGGACAAGGCCGAGGTAGCCGCCAGGTTCAGGGCAAGGCCGGAGCAGATGCCCAACACGCTCAGCGACTGCATCCACGAGCTGCAGTACTGGAGCGATCTGTACTGGCTGCGCAATGCCTGTGAGCAGTATGCGGGCGATCCGGCCCCGGAGGCATCGGCCCGCGACTGGTTTGTGTTCGAGCTGCTGGCGCAGATACGGCCCAGGCACAAGGACGAATCCAAGGCCGTGATGCGGTACCTGAGCATTAGCGGTCGCGCCGATCATCGCCAGGATTGTGACCGCATCATCGACAACCTGATTGGGTGAGACATTCCCGAGACACGAAACACGCAGTTTCAGCTACACCCCTCGCCAGCCCTGGCGTACAGAGCCTTTCAGTATCCACCCCAATGGAGGAACCGCACCGAGACATCGAGGCGAGACGATGACCGTTCATCGGAAATTCTCAAGCCTCAATGTCCCTATAGATACACCCATACACAACAGGACATAGCCTCAATCAGTCGAACGGTAAGCCACTGTTTTGACAAGGAAAACAGGCCTATGGTGGGTACTCGAAAACCCCATCCACAGGACTTTTCCCTGATGAAACTTCACGAACTGCGCGAGAAGCGCACCGCCGCCGTCGAAGGCATGAGAAAGCTGGTGGACACCGCTTCCGCTGCTGGCCGTGACCTGACCGCCGACGAATCCACCCAGTTTGACACCCTCAAGACCGAAGAGCGCTCGCTGGCCGACCAGATCACCCGCCATGAACACCTGGCCGATCTGGAGAAGCGCACCGCCGCTCCCGCCACCACCGACACCCCTGAGCACCTGGAGAAGCGCGTCAGCGTGATCCGCGTGCTGCGTGCGCAGATGGAAGGCCGCCAACTGGACGGCGCCGAGCGCGAATACACCCAGGAAACCGAACGCCGCACCGGTCGCAAGGCTGAGGGCGCATTCGTGCCGTTCGCCGCCCTGGAGCGCCGCGCCAACACCACCGCGACCGCGCCCGAGCTGGTGGGCACCGACCACCGTGCTGACCTGTACATCGGCCCGCTGCGTGAGGCGTTGCTGGCGCGCTCGCTGGGCATCCGCACCCTGACCGGCCTGGTGGGCAATGTGAGTGTGCCCAAGTTCGGCAGCGGCTTGGAAACCGGTTGGGTTACTGAGGGCCAGGCCGTGCCCGAGGGCCAAATGTCGTTCGACGGTGTGACCCTGACGCCGAAGCATGTGGGCGGCAAGACCGAAATGTCGCGCCAGCTCCTGCAGCAATCGTCGCCAGGCATTGAGCAACTGGTACGCGAAGACCTGTCGTTCCTGATCGCCCGTCAGATCGACCGCGCCATCATCAACGGCAGCGGCGCTGCTGGTGAACCGCTGGGCGTACTGAACACCACCGGCATCCAGACCGCCGACATGCCCGCCACCTGGGCCGAGGTGCTGGCGCTGCTGGAAAAACTGGATGACGTGAACATCACCAACGCCCGCTGGCTGACCACCGCCGCGATCCGCACCATCCTGGGCAGCACCGAGAAGGTGGCCGGGTCTGGCAGTGGCTTCCTGTACGACAACGGCACGCTGGCCAACCTGGCGCTGGCGGCATCGAAGAACGTCCCGACTGGCAAGCTGATCTTGGGCGACTGGAGCCAGGTCATGCTGGGCGTCTGGTCCGAAGTGGACATTCTGGTGAACCCATACGCCGAACCGGCCTACAGCCGCGGCGGTGTGCAGGTCCGTGCGATGGCCACTGTCGACACCGCCGTGCGCCACCCCGAAGGCTTCGTAGTTGCTTCGGAGGCGCAACCATGACTGCCCTGGCGATCGACTACACCCCTAAGACCAAAATCATCCTGTGCGGATTCCTGCGCCGCCTGTTTGGTAAGGAGCACCATTTCGTGCTGGACCGTGGCGACCCCAGGGAAGCGGTGAAGGCCATGGATGTCAATCATCCTGGATTCGCCAATGAGTTGGCCAAGGCGCAGAGCCGTGGGCTTCGCTTCGCGATCTTCAAGAACGGCCAGAACATCAAGGAGGAAGAACTTGGGCTTGGCGGTGCTCGCGAGCTTCGCTTCGTGCCTGTGATCGAGGGAAGCAAACGCGCCGGCCTGCTGCAGACCATTGTGGGCGTCGCTTTGCTCATCGCAGGGCCTTTCACGGGCGGCGCCACCTATGGCCCAGGGGTCGCGTTGGTTGCTGGCGGTGTCATCCAGATGCTCAGCCCGCAGGCCAAGGGGCTGGCACAAAGCGGTGCGCCTGAAAACCTTCCGTCGTACGCCTTTGGCAGCGCCAAAAACACTACCGCCAGCGGCTTGCCGGTGCCGATCTGCATCGGACACCGCCGTTGGGGTGGCGCGATCATCTCCGCGTCGATCTACGCAGAGGACAAGGTTTGATGGAGCGCCGAGTAGCCGCAAGCCTGGAACGGAAGGGCCGGACGCTGTTCGGCTATGCCGCCCGTTTCGGACAACCAGCGCCCATCGAGGGCTTTACCGAAATCATCCTACCGGGGGCTTTCAAGCGCTCCCTTGCAGGCCCAGCCGCCGCCAGCATCCGTGCCGTTTACGAGCACGACGATGCAGCCCTATTGGGCCGTGTCGGAGCTGGCACCCTGCGCCTTACTGAGGATGACGTGGGCCTGGCCTTCGAGCTGGACCTACCCGACACCAGCCTGGGCCGCGACCTGTCCGAGCTGGTGAGGCGCGGCGACGTGGCCGGGTGCTCATTCGGCTTCGTGCCGGTGAAGGAGGACTGGCAAGGCGAGTTGCGCAGCCTGCAGGACGTGGACCTGCACGAAATCACCATAACGGCGAATCCGGCCTACCCGACCACCACTGTATCGGTGCGCAGCCGCAAGCCAATGCTGGCGCTGGCCAATGCCCGTCGATACCTTGAGTTCCTGGAGTGCATCCGGTGAAAAAGCTGTTCCGCCTGTTCACGCGCTCCAACAACACCCCGGCCTATGATCGGTACTTCGACCAGTTCAGCCAGGCCGGTAACTCGGCAGGGGTCAACATCACGGTACAGACCGCCGAGTCGATCAGTGCCGTATACGCGGCTGTCGCGGCCATCAGCGAGAGCGTGGGCAGCCTGCCGCTTGACGTGTACCGCCGCACCGATGACGGGCGCGACAAGGCCCGTACCCATCCCCTGTACGCGCTGCTGCACGACGCCCCGAACGAGTGGCAAACCGCCCTGGAATTCCGCGAGCAACTGCAACGCCACATCCTGCTGCGCGGCAATGCCTATGCTCGCATCCGCTGGAGTGGCGCCGGTCGCGTACAGGCACTGGAACCAGTCAACCCTGACAGCGTGTCGATCCTGCGCAGTCCGGCCAGCGAGCGCCTGGTCTACGAGTACACCGACCGCCACGGGAAGCTCCAGCGACTGACCGCCGACGAGATGTTGCACATCCGCTATCACACCGAAGACGGTGTGCTCGGGCGCAGCCCTATTCAGGTGGCCAGGGACACCCTCGGGCTGGCGCTGGCCGAACGTACCCACGGCGCCAAGATGTTCGAACAGGGCACGAAGCTGTCGGGCGTGATCGAGACAGCACCCGGCACCACCAAAGAACAGGCCGCGCAGATTCGTGAGAGCTGGGCGGCTGGCCAGGCTGGCGTGAACAACCACGGCAAGACCCCAGTGCTGCCCCAAGGCGCGAAGTACAGCGCGGTATCCATGACCCTGGAGGATGCCGAGTGGATCGAGGCCCGGCGCCTGTCGGTCGAGGAAGTGGCCCGCCTGTTCCGTGTACCGCCCGTGCTGATCGGTGATCTGCGCGAGGCCAATTACTCCAACGCCGTGGAGCTGGGCCGGTACTTCGTTACGCACACCCTGCGCCGCCATCTGGTCGCGTGGGAGCAGGCCATCAACCGCACCTTACTGGGCAATGGCTTCTTTGCTGAGCACAACGTGGAAGGCCTGCTGCGCGGTGATAGTCTCAACCGTGCGCAGTTCTATCAACGTGGTGTCGAGGACGGATGGCTGCTGCGATCCGAAGTCCGCCGCATGGAAAACCTACCCACCGTAGAAGGTATCGATGATGAGCAAGAAACCAAGACTCCAGATGATCAAGCCCCGGGTGCGGGTGCTGGGAACCCACCTGGAGGAAAAGCAGCGCCAGGCGAAGGAGAAGAAGCGTGAGCAGGTACAAGCCCAAGACGAGGGTGATTCCCCTCGGTAGTGCGGCGTGGCAGCGCCTGCGTGCCCAGGTGCTGGCCGAGGAACCACTGTGCCGCTGGTGCCTGGCCCGTGGTCAGTACGTGGCCAGCACTGACGTGGACCACATCAACAACGATGGCGACGACAACCGGCGTGAGAATCTGACCGGCATGTGCCACGAATGCCACAGCCGCAAGACGGCCCATGACATGGGCAAGAAGGTGTTCCTGGGGTGCGACGTGCGCGGTATCCCGCTCGACCCGAACCACCACTGGAACAAGCCAAAAGATCACTAGGAACCGCGTGGAGCTAGACCGCCCCCGACCTGCTCTTTCTTCGCTAACTGCCGAAAAAACATGAAGACCACGCCCCGCCGCCCCCGATCTGACAGCGCCAAGGCCGCCGTAGCCGCGAGCCAGGCCGTGGCTGTCGGCCCAATCCGGCCGCCGCCGCATATTCGCGTGCGCGATGCTGACAGGCCGTTCTGGGATGCCATCGTGACCGCTCGCCCTCGTGACACCTGGACCGACGCCGACCTGGTGCTGGCTGCGAACCTGGCGCGGGCCTATGCCGACATCGAGGCGCTGCAGGATAGCATCGACCGCGACGGCATGCTGGTCGAGGGGAAGGTGAACCCGGCCTGTGAGCTGCTGGACAAGATGACGCGCCGGTCGCTGGCCATCGGTCGCCAGCTCATGGTGGCCACCATCGCCACAGTGGGCAAAGCCCAGGATATCCACAAGGGCGCCGCGCTCGAGCGTGAGGCCCGGCAGCATGTGGATGACGACCTGATCCCTACCCTGAGCACGCTGCAATGACCCGCGCCGAAAAGATCATCGCGTTCATCGAGCGCTATTGCGTGACGCCCGAAGGCGCGGACGTGGGTAAGCCGCTGTGCCTGGCTGAGTTCCAGCGCCAGTTCATCCGCGACGTGTACGACAACCCGGTGGGCACTCGCCGGGCCATCCTCAGCGTGGCCAGGAAGAACGGCAAGTCGGGCCTGATCGCGGGCCTGCTGCTGGCGCACCTGGTCGGCCCCGAGGCGAAGCAAAACAGCCAGCTTGTGTCGGGTGCCATGAGCCGCGACCAAGCCGCCCTGGTGTTCAACCTGGCTGCCAAGATGGTTCAGCTATCGCCAGCCCTGTCGAAGATCGTCCGCATCGTGCCCAGCGGCAAGCGGCTGCTGGGGCTGAACCTGAACACCGAATTCCGCGCCCTGGCCGCTGATGGCAAGACCGCACACGGCCTCTCCCCGGTGCTGGCCATCCTGGACGAGATTGGCCAGATACGCGGCCCACAATCCGACTTCGTGGACGCCATCACCACCAGCCAGGGCGCCCACTCGGCACCCCTGCTGATCGCCATCAGTACCCAGGCAGCCAACGACGCCGACCTGCTGAGCCAGTGGATTGACGACGCCCTGCGCAGCAATGACCCCAAGATTGTGTGCCGCCTGTACGCGGCGCCAGCGGGCTGCGACCTGATGGACGAAGACGGCTGGCGAGCGGCCAACCCGGCCCTGGGCATCTTCCGGTCGGAGACAGACCTTCGGGAGCAGATGCAGCAAGCCGAGCGCATGCCGAGCATGAGCAACACCGCCCGCAACCTGCTGCTTAACCAGCGCGTGAGCCTCGACAGCCCATTCATCAGCCCTGACGTGTGGATGGCCTGCGACACCGCGCCTGACCCGTTCGAGGGCCTGGTCTATGCGGGCCTCGACCTGTCTGCCCGTACCGACCTGACGGCGCTGGTGCTGATCGGCAAGGTGGATGGCGTGTGGCAGGTCCGTCCGTACTTCTGGACGCCTGAACAGGGCCTGTTCGACCGAGCGCAGAAGGACCGCGCCCCGTATGACATGTGGGTGCGCCAGGGATACATCCGCACCACGCCCGGCGCCACCGTTGACTTGGAAGCGGTGGCCCTGGACATGGCCGAGATACTGAGCGACTGCGATCTGGCGGCGATTGCCTATGACCGCTGGCGCATCGACGTGCTCAAGAAGGAACTGGAACGTCTGGGCTTGGAGTTGCCGCTGGTGCCCCACGGGCAAGGTTTCCGCGACATGGCGCCCGCCCTCGACGCTCTGGAGGCAGAGCTGCTGAATGGCCGTGTCGCCCACGGTGGCCACCCCGTACTGACCCTGTGCGCTGCCAACGCCGTGGCGGTGAAAGACCCCAGCGGCAACCGCAAGCTGGACAAGAGCCGTCGCACCGGCCGCATCGACGGCCTGCAGGCCCTGGCTATGGCGTTCGGCGCCGCCCAGGTTGCCGAGGCCCCCGCCGATCTTGATACCGAGGTATTTTTCGTATGACCACCGTGACCCTTGAAGAAGCCAAGCTGCACATGCGCGTCGATCACGATGAGGAAGACAGCTACATCCTGGGCCTGATCGCCGCGGCTGAAACCCACGTCAGCATGTTCCTGGGCGATGGCCTGCCCGATCCGATGCCTGCACCGGTCAAGGCTGCCGTCCTGCTGCTGGTTGGCGACCTGTACGAGAACCGAGAGCGCCAGGGCGACCGCACGCTGACCGAGAGCACCGCTTATTCCATGCTGCTGGCGCCGTATCGCTCGATGGCGGTGCTGTGATGCTGGCCGGTAAGCTGCGCTATCCAGTGACGATTGAGCGCCCCGTGGACGTGCGCGACCAGTACGGCGGGTTCATTCGCACCTGGGAGCCGGTGGGTCGTGAGTGGGCCGATATCGAGAGCATCAGCGGCAGTGAGTTCATCGCCGCCCAGGCGCCCCAGTCGCAGACCGTGTTCCGCATCCGCATCCGCTACCGCGACGACCTGGTATCGAGCTGGCGCATACGCGAAGGGGGTAAGGTGTACGAAATCACCGCCGTGCTGCCCGACGCTCGCCGCCGGCGGATCGAGCTCATGTGCAAGACCGGGAGAGAGTGAGGGTGTCGTTTTCAACACACTGTGTAGGAATCAACACAGTGGAGCGAGACAGACCATATCGTCCGACTCGGACCTAAACGGCCATTTCGTAGCGCGCATGAAAAAGCCCCGCCAGATCGTCTCTGTGTGGGGCTTCGTTTGCACCCACCCTGCACCCACGACTTGCAGCGCGTGACGGTGAATTTCGGTGGAGGCCTTGATCTGTATGGCGCACTCGGCGGGATTCGAACCCACGACCCCTGCCTTCGGAGGGCAGTACTCTATCCAGCTGAGCTACGAGTGCAGCGGGCGACATCATACCCATGTCGACCGGGGGCGTCCATGCGGTTTTTGTCCGCGTGATGATTGGTTGTCCCTTCGCTGTCTACCTTGTCCTTTTCGATACTTGAAAGGCCCTTCGGCCGATTCACAAGTCCGGCCACCAGACGTCCCTTTGTTTGCTTTGCTCTATGGCTTCAAGCGCTCCAACCCGTTGCGCTCGCGCAGCGATTTCCTGCCGGTCAAGGCCAACGCATGCATTCAAAAGGCGCGGTAATGCTCGATTTCTCGTTGCGGCAAAACCTGCTGGCACGCTCCGATCTGTTCAGGGGGCTGCCGGACACATTGATTCGTTATGTGGCCACCCATGCGGTGGAGCGGACATTGAATGACCGCGACGTGCTCTACCTCCAGAGCGAGGCGCTGGACTTCATTGCCCTGGTCGCCGAGGGCCAGGTGTATTCGGTGATCCATGGCCCGGACGGGCGCGAGCAGATTGTCGGCAGCGCTGGGGTGGGCCAGGTGGTGGGCGAGTCGGCGCTGATCGAAGGGCATGCGCGGGAGACCTCGGCCTTCGCATGCGGCCCGACCCGGGTGTTGCTGCTGGGGCGACGGCATTTCCCGATGCTGTTCGCCGAGCCGCTGTTCTGGCAGCGCGTGGTGATGCTGCTGATGGCGCGGTTGCTGAAGGTCATCGAGCTGCTCGAACTGGTGTGCCTGCATCGCCTGGAGTCGCGGCTGGCGCGATTCCTGCTGGCCAATATCGACGATTTCCAGCTGGCGCCCGTGACGTGCGCGGCGGTGCCGCGCAACCAGGGCATCCTGGCGGCGATGCTCAATACCAGCCGCCCGAAGCTCAATGTCCAGTTGCAGCACTGGCGGCGCTCGGGGGTGATCAGCTGCCAGAGCGGCCACCTGGTGATCAACGATGTCGAGCACCTGCGGCGCAAGGCCTGCCCGCTCAGTTAA